TTGGCCGTCGAGGAAGTTCTTTCCTTGAGAGCGGTTATGTATACGCACCTTATGTGCCACTACAGACCACTCCCACTATCTTTGGTCCTGAGGACTTCGTACCCCGCAAGGGTGTGATGACTCGGTACGCCAAGAAGATGGTGCGTCCCGATATGTACGGTTTGGTTATCGTGCAGGGTCTCCTAGGACAGGCCGGCGCTACTAGTTAAAAAACTAGCATAGCAAAATAAATGTAAAGCCTCCGTCTTTTGACGGGGGCTTTCGTTTTACTCGACTATTTACAGGTGCGGATCATAAGATTCGTCCCATGTTTTTTTAACATGATTATAAACGGAGGGTTTTAAAAATGGGAACTAAAAGAGTAGGCTTGGCGAGAACCCAAGCATTAATTGAGAATTTAAAGAGAGAATTAAGCATGGCTGGCTCAACGTGGAAAGGCACCCGGCGCCCAGTTGTGACGCTTGCAGATGCGGGAGGCTCCGGTGGTGCCATTCGAACAGCAATAACGGCCGCTGAGTCGGGAACTGTTTTTACAGTACCCGCGCTGACTGGCGGCACGCAGACAATCACGCTTCCGGCCCTGGCGGCTTCTACTATAGGATGCACATACACTTTTGTTATGGTTGCTACCGCTGGACAAGATTTTAACGTACTCGGGGCTGATTCCGACAAGATTCTAGCTGTAACTTCAAAGGGTGATGGCGACAACACCGCCATTTCTCAGGGGTACGATTCAATTGGTTTTGATTCGAACGCTGTTTTGGGCACTACCTTCACGGTTACGTGCATAACTTCTACAGCAGGTACTGGATGGTTAGCCACCGAGGTAGTCGATGGACTTGCAGCGAATACTGGAGCCATAAATCTCGCCTAATTCTTTGGTCAGCTAATTTATAAAATATTTTATGTTTTCCCCCCCTCTTCGGAGGGGGTTTTCTTTTAAAACCACGATCTACTCAATTTTTTTCGCCTCCAATTTTTTGAGATTTTCGGTTTCGCGAGAATAGTACTATTTACTATATTACAAAGGAGATTGTTCATGAACCCCAGAAAGAGACTAGCATTTAAGAATAAAGCGCGCCAAGCGGCCACCACTCAAGCTATTATATCTATAGTAGAGGAGGAAGTCATTCCCGTGATTGATGTGGTCCCCGTTGTGGTCCCAGAGGAGCCTGCGCCGATTGTCGACGTCGTGCCCGTGCGGCCCAAAACGGTTACTAAAACTATTCGACCCAGAAAGAAGACTAAAAAGACCTCTTCCACTAAAAGTTCTTCTTAACACTTCTTCGTGCTTCAGCCCCTAGATTCCTAGGGGTTTTGTGGCCCCGCCCACTAATTACAGGGGGAGACGTGTATAGATGCCAACTAACTTACAACCCAGGTCGCAAACGAGCGCCATAGTTTTAACTCAAACGGGCTCAGCCGCCTCTGTAGCTGCAGCCGTACCCTTTGGGATGTATACAGGCTCGCAAGAGTTTTTAACTGGCGCTAGCACCCAGGTGGCTTACATATATAAGAAATTGGGTGGCGATGTAGTCGATATCGAGCTAACGCCGTCGAATGTATATGCGGCTTATGAGGAAGCAGTCCTCGAATATTCTTATATCATTAATTTACACCAAAGCAAGAATATGCTTTCGGATGTCCTCGGTAATGCGACGGGAACTTTTAATCATCTCGGAGAAATAGAAGGGGGAGATTTATCATCGAGCCTAGACGGAGGTAAAGTTGCCCTTAAGTATCCCCGCTTCCAATTTGAGTATGCCCGCAATATTTCCGACGGCATGATATCAGTGGGAGGCCTGGGAGGGACTGTCCCCCAATATTCAGCTTCCTTTCAGCCCCAGGGAGACACCCAAGACTATGATTTGCAGGCTATTATCTCTGCTTCTTCCGCTACGGGGGAAAACGATGTTGGAGGGGCTGTATCTTTTCAAGGCAAAGTTGGAGACAAGCGCATTATTGTAACACAGGTGTTTTATAAGTCTCCGCGCGCCATGTGGCGCTTTTATGGGTATTATGGGGGTATAGGCGTCGTAGGCAATTATTCAACTTATGGTCAATTCGCCGATGATTCAACTTGGGAGATTATCCCCACTTGGCAAAATAAATTACAAGCTATTATGTATGAGGACTCCTTATACACCAGAACGTCGCACTATTCTTATGAAATCATCAACAATAAATTGAGACTCTTCCCCAACCCGAGTTATTGGGACTTTGGAGCCCTTGACCGCATTTGGCTGAAATTTTATGTTGATGACAATGCTTGGGACGAGGAAGATGATTATAAATCGGGCGTAAATGGAATTAATAACGCGAATACACTTCCCTTTGACAATATTCCTTATCAAAATATAAACGCCATTGGAAAACAATGGATTCGAAAATATTGTTTGGCCTTATGCAAAGAGATGTTAGGCCAGATTAGAGGGAAGTTTGCTCAAATTCCGATTCCTGGTGAAAGCGTGACCCTCAATCACGCGGAATTATTAAGTCAAGCCAAAGAAGAGCAAACAACTCTGAGGGATAAATTGAGAGAACTATTAAAAGAGATGGAGTATACGGAACTCGTTAAACTTGATGCTGAAAAGGCTAATGCTGCAGTTGAAGTGTTGAAGAATTCACCATTGCCAATCTTTGTGGGGTAAAAAATGATGTCGGATGAATGGAAGAAACCTACAGCCCCACCCCCTCCATTGTTTATTGGAAAGAAAGAAAGAGATCTGGTCAAACAGGTTAATGATGAGTTAATTGAAAAAGTAATTGGTCAGCAGCTTCTTTATTACCCAGTTGATTTAGAAAGCACCAATTTTCATGAACTATATGGAGAGGCCATTAAAAAAACCTTTTTGCCTCCGGTTCGGGTGTTTGCTTTGGTTGAATTTACAACGTTTGAAACAACATATATGCCTAATGTAGGAGTAGATAAGGTTTGGGAAATTAATGTCCATTTTCACCGGCGCCGTTTGGAAGACGATCAAAATATGTACATTCGGGAGGGTGATTTTGTGTTGTATGGAGAAAGTTATTATGAAATTGTAAAACTGGTCGAGAACAAACAACTGTTTGGGCAAGTCAATCACATGTTTGAGATATCGGCTGTTTGTAAACGCGCCAGAAAGGGGTTATTCGATGCTACCTAAGAATTTTGATTTTGCAATGCTCCCTGTGGGCAAAAACACAGCCACCCTTAAAGAATTGGGAATGCTGGCCTCTACTATTGAAAATATAGATTATGCTATCACCTCTTGGTTAAAGGAGGATTTAGATTTGCGAGCTAACAGCAACGAGGGGTTTGTGCGCGTACCCGTGCTGTGGCAGGTGCCTGAACGATCATATCAAATTAAACATAAAAAAGAATTACGCGATGAGGGAGGCGCCATCAAACTTCCAGTGATTAGTATTGAGAGGACGGCAATAATTAAGGATCCGGCTCGCAAAGGGGGTTTTCAAGCCAATTTGTATTCCGATAAAAAAGATGGGCGAACTGGGAGGGTGGTGATCGCAAAGAGAATAGTCGAAGATAAGACCCGGAACTTTGCGGTTGCGGCGGCCACCCGGGATCACAAAACTGGTGGTACCGAGCAACTTCATTACCCGAGAATCAATAAGAAGGTGGTTATTAAGAGTCTCTCTATTCCCATTCCTATATACGTAAATATAGATTATAAAATTGTAATCAAATCTGAATATCAACAGCAAATGAACGAAATGCTAGCACCCTTTATCGCTCGCACAGGTCAAATTAACGCTTTTACAATGACGCGAAACGGCCACCTATATGAAGCCTTCATTGATCAAGGTTTTACACATTCGAATAACGTAAGCGATCTTGGAGAAGACATGAGAATGTATACCTCAGAGGTTACAATTAAAGTTTTGGGCTATTTGATAGGAGAAGGAGATAATGATGATCGCCCGATTGTCATCATTCACGAGAATGCGGTAGAAGTAACCTTTCCTAATGAAGGGATAGTTCCTGAAGGTAACGACGATTTTTTTCTTTAGTTCAGGAACTCCTTTTGGGATTAAAAATACTATTTAATTAATGATTGCACCAGCATTTGTGCCTATTTTAACAAGAGGAACGCAACAATGTCAGTTAAAAGTTTTAAATTTGTATCTCCTGGAGTGTTTATCAACGAAATTGATAACTCCTTCATCCCAAAAAGTCCACAGGCCATCGGGCCCGTTGTTATAGGACGAGCCCGCCGCGGCTTGGCTATGCAGCCCGTAACTGTCGAATCTTATTCCGATTTTGTTGAAATGTTCGGTGATACCGTTCCGGGTTTTGGCGGAGGAGACATCTCTCGATATGGAAACCTTCAGTCTCCCATGTATGGAACTTACGCCGCAAAGGCGTTCCTGAGGCCAGGTGTTGCCCCTCTTACTTATATTAGACTACTTGGACAGCAGACGACTCAGGGAAGCGCCGTCGGCGGCGATGCCGGCGCCGGTTGGAAAACTTTAAAGACCCCTAGCCCCGTTCCAGCAAGCAATGGGGGGGCTTATGGATTGTGGCTTTTCACTTCCGGCGCGGCTGACCAAGCTGATCTAGGAACGGGAAGTTTGGCAGCCGTCTGGTATCTGAGTCAAGGTGACATCTATCTTAGCGGTACCACTTATGGCGGAAGCGTCCCCTTGGATGGCACTGGCACCGGCGCCGTGACCGTGGATGCCACAGGCTCCAATAATACTATAATTGGAACGGATGGTGATAATTTATTTACTATGGTCATCAGTGGCGGCATAGGCCAATCTGACAAAATCAGATTCGGCTTTGACGATTCCAAGGGCACCTTTGTTCGTAAAGTATTTAATACTAATCCTCAGCTTGTGAGTTCATCTACATTTTATGCTAGCACCACCGAGACAGCGAAAAGCTATTGGCTCGGTGAAACTTATGAGCAAGAATTGAGAGATCGGGGCTTCACCTCGGGCTGCCTTGGAACTATGATGGCGATTTCTAAAGGTACCTCTACGGGCCCTTGGACTATGGCTTCTCAAGCTTCCATTGAGGCGGCCGCCGGCTGGTTTATTGGCCAAGATTTAGGACAACCTGCTTCATATGTTCCATTTAGACAACAGAAGCTTTTCCGACTCGTTGGCCGCGGCCATGGCGAATGGCTACAGAAAAATTGTAAAGTTTCAATCGCGAACATTCGGGGGTCTTCCACTACTATAACAGAATATGGGACCTTCTCTATTATTATTCGCAACCTCAACGACACTGATAGTAATGTTCAAGTTATGGAGAGATACGATAATTTGAGTTTAGATCCCACTTCCCCCAAATATGTAGCACGAGTAATCGGCGATAAATATGGCAAATGGGATGCTAACGATAAGAGGCTTAAGACTTACGGCGAATACGATAATAATTCTAAATTTGTTTATGTTGAAATGAATTCAGATGTGGATGCGGGAGCTACTGATCCTACTTTACTTCCCTTTGGTTATTTTGGACCTCCCAGATTTAGGGCTATTTATGATCTTCAGGGCAGCGGCTCGGCAAATGCATCGCCGGCGCGCGGCGAAGCGAACGACG